GTTATTAATATATGCACGGAATCATTTATCCAAGATATATTAGGATCTGGTATTGATCTCTCTTCGTTGCATGTTTATGACAATTTTACTGCCATAAATGGGGCAGCTTCCATAGCTTATGTGGAGAAGATTAATCGAAATACAAGTGCGGGCTTCCCATGGAGGAAGAGTAAAAAGTATTTCTTGAAATCGGCTCCACCACAGTTTGGATTGCAGGACCCTGTAGAAGCTAATGAGGAGATTATGGGCCGCGTTGATCAGATGTACAATGTGTATTTGGAAGGAAAGCGTGTTATGCCAGTTTTTACTGCACATCTTAAAGATGAGGCTACTTCTTTTAAGAAAATTAAACAGAAGAAAACTCGTGTGTTTGCTGGAGCACCCTTTGATTGGACTATATTAGTTCGCAAATTCTTTTTATCGAGTATTCGTTTGATACAAAATAATAGGCTTGTGTATGAGAGTGGTCCTGGTACAGTGGCGCAGTCTTATGAGTGGCATGATATCTTTACTTATCTTACTACATTTGGGGAAGATCGCCTTGGTGCTGGTGATTATAAAGCTTTTGATAAAACAATGGCTTCTATTTTCATACTGGCAGCATTTCGTATTTTAATAACTGTGGCCATGAAAAGTGGTAACTTTACCTCGGATGATGAAAAAGTTATGTGGGGAATCGCTCATGACGTTGCGTTTCCAGTAATGGATTTCAACGGTGATTTTGTACAATTTTTTGGCTCAAATCCTTCTGGTCATCCACTAACTGTTATTGTCAATGGTTTAGTGAATTCACTTTATTTTCGGTATGTATATTATATGCTAAATCCTGCTCATGAAGTTAAGTCTTTTAAGTCAAAAGTTCATTTGTTGACATACGGTGATGATAATGTATTTGGTGTATGTATTAGTGCCCCTTGGTTTAATCATACTTCCATTGCAGCCGCATTGTTAGAGAGTGGCATTACATACACTATGGCAGATAAGGAAGCAGAATCTGTGCCTTATTTGCATATACGAGATGTTACTTTCCTAAAACGTTCATGGCGATTTGATTCTGATGTTGGAGCTTATCTTGCACCTATTGATCATGAATCTTTGGAAAGATCACTTATGGTGTGGGTTAGGTCCAAGTCTATTTCCATTCAAGAACAGGCAATTTCTGTTTTTGCTAATGTTTGTAGAGAATACTTCTTTTACGGGAAGAAAACCTTCAATGAGAAACGCCAAATGCTATGTGATTTGGTGGTCTTATTAGAAATGGAACAATGGGTCCAGACCTCCACGTTTCCAACGTGGAATGAATTATACGATTTATTTTGGGATAATTCAAAAAAGGTTGGTTGTATGCCTGCTGATTCTCAGG